ATAAGTCGTCTTTACCAAAAACGCGATAGCGCTTTCCCTCTTTGATAACAACTTCCATCTCGGTTGCTGTTTCAAGCAAGCCAGAGTACGCGTCTAATCCGTCGTCATATGGAACTTCAATTGTAACCGTCTGGAAAGGTTTCGTGAAGCGAGTCTTGTAGCCTTCACACTTCATGCGAATGCCTGTGACTTCCTTCTTGATACCAGTTCCTTCACGCAACTTGAGCTTCGTTAGCAGAACGATCTGTGAAGCAGAATACTTGACTGCGTCACTTACAATCCATACTCCTTCACCATTCATCACGTCTTGGTTTTTGTACACTTGTGAGGTGACGACCATGGCGACGTTCAAACGCTTGATGTCTTGAATGAATGTCCGAAGCATTTGCTTGAGTTGCTTGTTCTTCTGACCTTGATCACCCTTTTGGACACCCTTGTCGTAGTGTTCTTGCTCAGTGTCTGTAATCAGCATGTCAAGTGAGTCAATCAGAATCAACGCTTGTGGCGCATCTTCCCCATGACCAAATGACTCTTTGTAGCCTTTCAAAAATCGTGAAACGACTTTCGCTACGTCGCTGATTGTAACAACGTCAGCGTATAGATAGTCATCTTTCTTTGTATCGATCCCAACGTTTTGCATGAACGTATCGTCCAATGCATTTTCCGAGTCGATAACAAGAATCATGGCACCCGCTTGTTGAGCAGCTCGCACAACGTTTGCTGAAAGATAACTCTTACCTCCGCCGGACGGACCGGCGAAGTTTGTGATACGTCCTTGAGGAATGCCCTTATAGAAGCTTCCTGAAATGATTCGATTGAGAACGTAGTTACTTGTTGAATACCAATAGCGTGGTGGTGATGACGCTGTGCCAACCCCTTCCATGCCCTTGAGTTCTTTTGTGAATCCTTTTAAAAAATCTGCTTGTCCCATCATTATTCTCCTAGGCTGTAGAGGGAGGTCGTCCCCCTACATCCCTTTACGGTTTTGTTCTTACTTGTTGCCGCGACGCGCACGAATAGCTGCGAGCATGTCATCAACATCAACCATTGCTTCGCCATCAGCTTCTTCGTCCGCAACCTTAGCAGCAGGCTTTTTCGTTTTTGTTGACTTTGGTGCTTCGTCGTCATCAACGGCAACCTTAGCAGCAGGTTTTTTCGCTGCTTTCGGTGCTGGTGCGTCTTCGTCAGCACTTTCTTCAACAGATTCACCGTTCAAGTCAGCATTCAACTGAGCTTGCGTTTGCTCTTCACCAGGATTCCTTGGTAACAGAGTTGCAAGTTCGATCATGCCTTCTTCAACAACTGCGAGTTCTTCCTCAGTGAGGCTTCGCGGTGAGTTCTTGAACTTGGAACCAACAACGTACGTCGAATATTGACCTTGCTCCGACTTCTTGATAACGAAGTCATAGCCGTCTTCGAAGTCATAGGGAACTGACTCAAGCTCGTCGCTCGCGAAAGCTTCCTTAATGATGTTGTACAGTTGATAGCCAAGTGCAACATAGCGTACCTTACCTTCGTGATTTTCACCGGAGTCCTTATTAGGCTCGAGTGGATCTTCCAAGACAAGAGCTTGTGCGATATACTGCTTCTTTCTCCAGTATTTCTTCCCGTTTACGTCGTCCTTATGCTTGTAGTAATCTTGCGACACTTTGCAAATTGGACAATCGTCTCCATACATGGTAAGACATGGTACGTTCTTTTTCTGACCGTTGATTGTTAGGTTATGAAACACCTTTTCAACGAGAAAGCCGCGTACGTTATCTTGGTCTCTGTCTGGCAGGAAACGAATAACGGACTTCTGACCGTTGTTCATTAGCCAAAATGGATAGTAGTTATTTGGTAGGGAATCGCGTTGTTCACGATCTGGGGTTTTGAATGCTGCTTTGAGTGATTCAAGAGTGTTCTTAGACATTGTTCTTCTCCTTCTAATCTTCTAGTTGTTTTGTCTTTCTCTTCTGTGAACTTCTGTATTCACGTCTAGTAATCATACATTCACTTCTGATAAAAGTCAAGAGGGGTTCACCATGAACCTTTTGGTAGCCACACTACCAGGGTTTGATTCCATAGGAATCATAACACCAAAAGTATTTATAAGTCAACATTTGAAAGTGACAAAAACGATTCCTTTCCGAGCAGAATCGGTGTGTTAATTTCAAGGGTTATTGGGTTAGAGCGTAAAGAGTTGAGTTTCGATCGCGCTCGCCCAGGTAATTCCAGATTGTTGATCAACAGCCATCCACGCAACGATATCAGTCGAACATTCAATCGTCCAAGCTGTAGGCGTCCGCGCACCGCTAGCAATAACACGTTGGGACACCATTGCACTTTGAGCCAACGAAAGGTCGGTTGATACACCTAAGTCAACCTGAAACCATTGTGGGAACACGTTGTTGTTTTGAGCCACCCACTCAGTATTTGTACTGTTGTCGACACCGCCGTTTGCAGCGTCAGGAGATTCAATGCTTGCTGTAGCACTACTTGTTGGTATTACATCAGCCCCACTAACGACTGCCCGGAGTTCAACTTCTGCAAAAGAAGTATATGTCGTATCTCCGTCGTTTGCCGTAATAAGCCAACGCCAGTAACGACGATTTGCAGTAAGAGGAACAAACGGGTACTCCGAAGAAAGGGTGTTATTACCTGGATATGTAAGGCCCTTTTGACTTCCATATGTGAAGAATGTTGCGCCATCATCAGAATATTGAAGAGTGAAGCTCTCCATATAACGATTGCTTGTATCGAATCCACCTTGCTTGACACCGTCAATAGCTTTTTCATCTCCTGCACCGAAATCCATTTGAATCCAAAAACCTAGGGCCTCGGCCACTGCTGCTGTCCAGACACAACTAGTTGAGAGGTTTACATCAGTTAAATCTGTGACTGCCCCAGAGGAAGGGGCAACACTACTTGTTATAGTACCATCGCCCGTTACATTAACCGCGCTTTCAAAGAATTGAAGTTCGCTAATCTCCAAATCTGTTCCGCCCGGTAAATTGACGTTAGCAATTCGCCAGTATCGATGTGGAGTCGCTAAAGGTGCAGGAGCACCCGTTGTGAACTGACGAAGCGTGCTGCCTGCCCAACCTGTTGTCACACCAACTTGAGTATCGAAAATTGTTTCTTCACCAGAAAAGCTTCCTGTGTTGCTACCTGCAAGCGTCCACGCCGTTGGGTAATATCCCGACGATCCAGCACTATCGGGCGCAAGCCTGTATAGGTTAGGGCTAATCTCATTGCCAACACCGAGGTCGATTTGAAGCCAGTGTTCAGTACCTGTAGTAGTTGAAATCCAACGATTGCTGTCACCAAGGACTCCGTCAAAGGCACGCCAAGGTGGAAATGAGCCGTTGGAGTCGCTCGCTGTTGCTACAAGCGGAGATGGAGCCGATGGACCTGTCATAACTCCGCTTGGGTAGGTTGTTGCTCCTACGCCAAGCTCCATTTCAGCTATTCGTGTGTCTCCAGATGTACAGGGAGTACCTGCAACAGACCATTGCGTAATTGTTAAGCGAAAGTATCTTGAAGAGGGAAACGGGTCCGGCGCTGCTGCACTAAAGTCTCGGCGCCGACCGAAGCCTGTTAAGCGACCAAGTTGAAACATTACACATCGTCCAACGTTGTTGCTGTGTAGAATAGTTTGATACCTATCAATCGTGCATCTGCTGACAACGAATCGTCTGAAGTGTCACGGAAGAGTTGGAACACAATTAAGTCACCTTCTGCTGGTGTTCCAGCGATTGTTATAGCAGGCGTCACGGGTGAGCGATGAACGTCTCCCGTTGCCAATAGAGTGTCGGTAGCATTTTGTTCTGTGCCAAACGCAGTATCAAGAACATCGTCATTTGAGAGTGCAACTGCTTGGAGATCCCACGCAACGCTTCCCGATCCAGAATCTGCGGTCCAGAAGAACTCTGCTGTAACTGTTCCAAGGTTCCATCCCTTTGGAAACGATACACTAAACTGAACAAATTCGTCGGCCGCTTGGTCGAAGTCATACGTTTCAACCATAACTTTGTTTGTCGTCGTCTCTGTTGATCCTGCTGCTGCTCCAGATGTTGTTCGGGCTGTAAGCGCCGGTGCTGGAACCCATAACGTTTGGCCAAACGGACCAGCACCTGATACAGTTGCCCACTGTAGATTGCCGCTGCCGTCAGTTTGTAACACTTGGTTTGGATCACCATCGGAGTCTGGAAACCGCAATGAATACGTGCCCGATAACGGCGTTTGTAGCGTCAA